TCTCAAAGACAGACTTGCGGCACACACAAAAGGAAACTCCAGTGGTCTCGCATTGACTTGTCTGAAGATGGAAGGGTCCTATTGGTGGCTATCCCTATTGGCCCTATTGGCCTGGGGAGCAAACGGAGAGAGCACCAGCCCGGCTGAGACCTCTCCAGCCCCAACCACTCCCAACCCCCCGGTGGTAAACCCGAGTCTTAGAAGAAAGATCGTGAACCAGAGAATCCTCTCAGCCATGGGCATGGACTCTGATCCCAGCAACGAAGCACTCAATGGTGTTTGCCAGAGCATACACTCCAATGGCTGCAATGCTAATGAACTCAAACTGAGATTAGCAGACTTTTTCATTGACACAAACAGCTCTCAGTGTTATGATGAGATACTAGTGAAAAAACCCTGCAGCAGCCTAACCCCTGCTCACAACTCACATTGGGTCCCGAGGGGTCTTGATAAGAGTGAGGTCGACAAGATCTTTGACACAAAACTTAAACTATTCTTCTCACAGTCAAGAAAGGTGACCTGCCTCTCTGCCAGTGCACTCAATCCTTCACAGTTTGTGAAACACTTTCAGGTTAAAATACAAGAAACGAGTGGCCCTGCCAAACAAAGCCTCAGATCTCTACACTGTGTGAATCTAGTCTGGTCACACAGCCACAAAGGAGAGAAGGAGGTTGTTCATGTCCTGCAGTCAGCAGTGCCAGTTAAGTTGAAAAACTGCTTGGCAATGCTGAACTTTAGGCAGTGCTACTACAACCAGCAATCTGAAGGACCGGTTGTGGTACCAAGCTACCAGCATAACGGGGAAAAGTGGGTGACAGGAGCCTACACCATGACCGTTGAGGTTGACAAACATGCTGATGGGCCGTGTGAAATCTCGACAACATGCATCACAGAAGGCAGCGAAATAAAACCCGGAGTCCACAGCCTCAGAGGATTTAAAACCACACTAGTCATACATGGGAAAAGAAACACCGGGAGGAGGCTTCTCTCAAGCAGCAATGCACGCCAGGAATGCAGCTCGGGCACATTTTTGGGAGAGGGGGGCAGTGCTCAAGTGGTTGGCCCAAAAAATGACGGACCCGGTGACCATATCACCTTTTGCAATGGTTCTGTGGTCACCAAGATCAGGCTTGGACAAGAACACGGGTGCTACACTGTCAGAAGGATTAAAACATACAGAAACTGCCGGCCAGAAGAAGGATCCTCCGCCTGCGAAGTGGACGATGAGCTCAAGCCCTGTGGTGCGCAGAAATGCATGAATGTTCATCTAAGTGTCAAAGGCCTAGTCAAAACGAGCAGGGGGAGCAACGTTCAAGTGCACTCCTGTGACAAAGACTGTCTAATTCAGATACCAGAGGGCTTTGGTGACATTCAGATCGACTGTCCAGGAGGGACACAGCACTACCTAGAGTCTAATGTGCTTGATGTAGACTGTCCCATGTACAACAGGCTCGGTGGTCTGATGCTATATTTCTGTAGGATGTCTCACAGACCCAGGACATGCCTCGCCCTCTTCATCTGGTTAGGGGCAGGCTATGGCATCACATGCATAGCAGGTTACATGGTGTACTATGCCATCCTTGCTTTAAGCATGTTGACCAGGTGTCTCAAGCGCAAATACATGGTAAAGGGAGACTTCTGCCTAAAGTGTGAACAGAAATGTGTCACCAGTCTAGATCAGACCCTACACGATGAAAGTTGCTCCTATAACATCTGCCCTTATTGTGGTAACAGGCTTCCAGAAGAAGGTCTAAGGAGGCATGTCCCAAGCTGTCCCAAAAGGAAGCAAAGATTAGAAGAAATTGACTTATATCTAGACTATCTGTTAGTCCCATGCCCCCTACACTTTGCTCTCAGCACAGCAGTGAAGCTGGGCACTTTGCTTAAGAGGTTGAGCTGGGTTACTGTCTTCCTCTGCTTGTTCCTTACTGCTATCGCGCCTGTGCAAGGACAGGTCACCACCAGCCCAGTACTCCCGAGCAATCAGAGCACCGAGTGCACGCTATTGCCTCCTCCTGTGTTTCTCATCTTTTCCGCAGTTCTCATGTCCAAGACTCTGAAGAGGATGGGTCCTGTAAACAAGGTGGGTGCGGCCGGACACAGTGCCAGAAGGACAAACAGCCCAAAAAATTTGTACAAGAGCAAACAGATTGCCAACACCAAAAGTGGCCCCAGAGAGCCACGCCGGCGCGTAGTGGTCAAAGCATTACTCATCCTAACAGCATCATCAGCCCTCCAGTCCATTCATCTGGCCCAAGCATTTGACTCTGGCTCTCTGCCAGAAGGAGCATGGGAGGAAGAGATGCAGCTAGTTCAAGGATGCAACCAAGAGTGCTCGCTAGAAGAAGATGAATGCTCCTGTCCTGATGGCCAGTCAATGACACGGAAGTTACTTTTCTTTAAGGGTCTGAATTCGGCAGCATCCAAAATGGCCTCTTCTCATAGATTGCTCACTAGTGTGTCTATCGATACACCATGGGGGGCAATCAAAGTGGAATCAACTTACAAGCCGAGACTCGCCTCCTCCAACATACAGCTTGCCTGGAATTCTATCGAAGAGCAGGGGGACAAAGTGATTCTTTCAGGGAAGTCTACTTCTATCATCAAGCTAGAAGAAAAAACGGGCATGCAGTGGTCTCTAGGCTCTGAGTCAGCAGCAGAGGAGAAGAGGCTCCTGGTGTCCATACTGGATTACACACAAGTATATTCGAGCACGTTTCAGTACATCACCGGGGATAGAACCGTCTCTGAGTGGCCAAAAGCCACCTGTACTGGAGACTGCCCTGACCGGTGCGGGTGCAGCACATCCTCCTGCCTTTACAAGTCCTGGCCACACAGCCGTAACTGGAGATGCAACCCAACATGGTGCTGGGGGGTAGGAACAGGTTGTACATGCTGTGGGGTTGACATTCTTAGACCCTTTAACAAATACTTTGTCACCAAATGGACCACTGAGTATGTAAGAACAGATGTGCTGGTCTGTGTTGAGCTAACAGACCAAGAGAGGCACTGTGATGTTGTGGAGGCAGGCAGTCAATTTGTCATTGGGCCTGTGAGGGTGGTAGTCTCTGACCCCCAGAATGTTCAGACTAAGCTTCCATCAGAGATCCTGACCATCCAAAAACTTGAAGGAAATCAGGTTGTGGATATAATGCATGCCACCTCCATTGTCTCCGCCAAGAACGCATGCAAACTGCAGAGCTGCACGCACGGCAGCCCAGGTGACATGCAGATCCTCCATACAGACAACCTCATACAGCACAGTCATGATGGTGGTTTAAATCTTGCCGACCTTAACCCACTTGTGAACTCAACCTGGATGTCCTGGGAAGGATGTGATCTAGATTACTACTGCACTACGGGTAGTTGGCCGAGCTGCACCTACACTGGCATAAACTCAGAAAATACAGAGAGCTTTGACAACCTCTTAAACACTGAATCCAACCTATGTGAGCGGTTCCACTTTCACTCAAAAAGAATATCTGCATCAGGCTCAACTCTTCAGATGGACCTTAAGGGAAGGCCCAACAGTGGAGGTGGTGAGCTATCTGTCTTAGTAGATGTGAAGGGTCTTGAGTTGCATTCAAAGAAAATATCTCTGAAGGGACTATCATTCAAAACTCTGTCTTGCTCTGGCTGCTATGCGTGCAGCTCTGGCTTATCCTGCACTGTGGAGGTGAGGATTGAGAGACCGGATGAGTTCACCGTCCACCTTAGAAGTGTCAGTCCAGATATAGCGGTGGCGGAAGGCAGCATTATCGCAAGAAGGATGACAGGTGGTCCACTCAGCAGGCTCAGAGCCTTTGCAGTTAGAAAGGTTAAGAAGATCTGCTTTGAGATTGTTGAAAAGTCATACTGCAAAGACTGCAAGAATGAAGACACCACAAAGTGCATTGAGGTGGAGCTCCAACCACCAAAGGACATTCTCCTCGAGCATAAGGGTACAATAATAAAGCGACAAAATGAAACTTGTGTTTCAGGACTTCAGTGCTGGACAGAATCTGCTTCTAGCTTTGTGTCCGGGGTTGGTAGTTTTTTTAGAAACTACCTAGGCAGCATCACTCTCGGTATAGTTTTAACACTCCTACCAGTGGCTGTGGTCCTCCTCTTCTTCTGTTACGGAGACAAGTTATTTAAGCTTTGCAGTTGCTTTCGATGTTGTAGAGGACTATCAAGGGGCAAAGTCAGGAAGGAACTCGACGAAGATGAGCTGAGGAACAAGTTAAAAAAATTCAGCAAAGAAGGTGAGCTGTTTGGGAAAGAAAAAAAAGACGCCAGAACCATAGCTCTGCTGCTATCTGGCAAAGGGAAGAACTACAAGGAACTTGTTTGACTGCCCCAAACCCCGCCAGACTGCAACCCCACAGGGCAAGGCCACAGTCAACTCTATAGCTTCGCCCGCCGCTCTTCCCCTGCCTCCATGCTGACCATAGCCAGCTAGAGCATGTCTACCGATATGTTAACCCTTTGTGTAACTCTTTCACTGTGAGTTTACTAATCAATTGTCATGTATGTTTTAGTGCTAGTTATTATGTGTTTATAAGTTTAGGGTGTGCCGCCACGATATCTTTGAGA